AAGACATAGTATGGTTTAGCATGTCAGCGAAGTCACCGTCAATTTGTTTTTCATCGAACTTAGCAAAAGCTGAACGAGTTACAATAGGTACTCCTGTGTTACGACCACGAGCATCTACATAAGTTTTCTTTCCGGGAACAACGTAATATTTGTTTTCAGGACGATCAACTCCTAAACGGTTGCTTAGTTCAATACGTCTACTGTAGTCTTGTAGTTTTAGCATAGTAGGATCGAGTACTTGAACTTCACGAGAAACAGTATCTTTCCAGAAGCCTGAAGCACGACCTGTGTCAAGGTCTGTAGTAGCACGTCGAGTTACCCCGCGAGAATTAACTCGGATTAGACGTTGTTCTCTAAACAACTCTAGGATTCTAGAACCTTGTTCATGATAATCTTCAAGAGAAGAACCAAAGATAGGATACAAAGGATTCCAAGTAGTCTTTAGCTCTTTACCAAGATTAATAGCAAGAGAGTCGTAATCTGTCGTAGTACCTTCAGCAATTACAGCCATTAGTCTTGACATAGACTTTACTACTTCACCTTCAATAGGTGCAGCAGCTTTTTCAATGAATAACTTTTCAAGGGTCAAAGAACGTTTTAGCTTGTATAAAAACTCTAAATCCATAATAGAGCGATACTCTTCACGAATAGTTCTTGTGATGAAGTTAGCAAAACCTTCTTCTTTTAACTCAAGAAACATAGTAAGCCAGTCAGGCGTTATTTTCTTCTTGAGATACTTCTTAACAATTTTATTCCACTTGTCAGGAGTCTTACCATAACGAGTATAGAAACCAATAGGGTCATCATTGTAGAAAGTAGAACGAATAGCTCTTTTGATAAAGCTGTCTTTTAGTGTTTTATACAAACCGTCTGGCTTTTGATTAGGTCCAAACAAGTAAGAAGTCCAAGGAGCTTTAAATTTATAGTAAACATTTCTAGCTAGCTTAGTACCCTCTGTTGAAGCCCAATCTTGAACATAGCGTTCATAGCTTAACTTTTCAGCATGTAGTTTATCAATAGGAAGAACTTGTCCTTGAATCATAACAGCAGGTTCGTTAGGATCACCTTTGAAACCAAGAAACAACTCAGAACGAGCACGAGAACGACGATCTAGTAACCTAGAAACGTTAACTGTTGAGAAGTTCATTTCTGCACGTACTGTAGCAGTAAAGTTTTCCCAAGGAACAGGATTCTTTTGATAACGCTCAAACAACACACGAAGATTTTCTACTACTACTGTTTGTTGGTTAACTGATACACGATCTTCAAGACCATTAGAAAAATCTTCGATGAACTGCTTCTGATTGCGATCAAGAAGCTTAGACTCTTTCATATAATCTACTCGTTCTCGATAAAGAGTGAAATCTGGATCATAGTAAAGAGTAGATTTAGTCTCACCTGTGAAAGGGTCGAAGGTAGAGTTACGAGGATCGAATTCGTTGTTAGCTGCTTGACGAACACCACGTTTACCACCAAGAGTAGTACCACGATAATCTGTAAGACTAATCGCTGAGTTAGAATTCATAGTATCAGCAACAATAAGGTCCGCTAAGTCTTTCTGTACTTGTTTAGCACGAACAATCTGGAAAGGTCTTGTGACGTTAATAAACGCTGCTTGAGGGTCTTTACCTTTCATGGTAACAGGACCAAAGAAAGTTAGTAGATTGTCTTTTAACCGAACAGCACTAATGTCGAGTGGAGCACCTTGTTTACTAAAGAAGTCTGTTAGAGTTAATGCACCTCTTTCGAATAGAGAAACTCGTTCTTCTGTTCCTAGTTTGTCTAACTTAGTCGCCATAGGTTGACGAAGTAACCATTCACTGAAGGTTTCCTTAAGAGGTAACCCACCAGCAAGGCTAGCATCTGGTACAGCGAAAAGCTTTTCTTTGTTAATCCTATCAGACTGAGTTGTAAGGATTTCTTTCTTACCACGAAGAACAGGAACAAGAATAGAACGGCAACGCCAGTGTAGTGGAGGACGAACTTTTACGTTGTCATAAGCTTGAAACAGGTTGTCGTAACGAGAACAGATCTCACTAGTACGAGAGTCAAGGATAGCACTGAAAACGAAACCTGAGTAAACATCTTTGTTAGCTTCAAGAACCTTTTGTTTAACAATGTTATCTGCTTGTGTAATGTGAGTAGTTACTAGAGTTTTAGCTTGATTCTCAGTTAGCTTTGTTGTTCCTAGTACTTTCTTGATAATGTCTTCTTCAGCTTCACCTGAAGCAATGCCTTTACGAATGACAAGGTTAATACGAGTTAACTCAGATCCACCTACATTCTCAAAACTCTTAGCAAGAGTAGGGTGAGACTTTTCTTCGTTAAAAAGCTTAAGAGGACTACCTACAATCTCCTTAGCTAGCTGACCACGGTTTACTGACTGTACCGAATACCAGTCTCCAACAGAACGACGAAGGTTGTTAGTTTGGAAGTCGAGTTCTGCACCAATGTAGTCTGAGACAGAGTTAGAAGCAAGGGCGTGAAGTTCTTGGACATGCCTTGTAACCTCACGCTCTAGACTTAGACGATCCTTAATGTCTTTACCTAAGATCTTTTTTAGAAAACCACGGTGACGATTAGAGGCTTTCTCTAGTAGTAGATTTGCTGCATCTTGATAACGACGCATCGTTAACATATGCTCGACTTGTCTGTCAAATAGATCTTGTGTTAGACTCATTTAAGATTCCTTTATGTTGTTATAAGACTCCGGTATTAGTAGTCGGGAAAGCTCGGTCTGGACCCCAGATTAACCGGACAGCACCACCGCCTCCGGCATAGTTCACTCCTTGAGCATAACTGATACCAGCACCACCGCCGTATTCACCACCAAGTTGAGTTAGAGTACCACCTGTTCCACCAGAACCACCTCCACCTCTAGTTGCGCCATTATTACTGCTAGTACTAGAAGCACCTAAAGCGCCAGAAGTACCTTGACCTAGAATACCAACACCGCCGCCTCCACCAGAAGGCCAAGCATTACCAGCTTGGTAGTAAGCACCGCCGCCGCCGCCTGCTCCACCTGTACCAGTAGTAGCATTAATTAAAGCACCACTGTAATAACCGCCATCACCACCATTACCAGTATAACCGCCTGCTCCACCACCACCAGTAGACGAATAGTAGTAAATAGTTGGGTAAGCATTACCACCGAAACCACCACCGTCTCCAGTGTAAGAACCTCCTGTTCCTTGTGTAGTATTTGTTCCAGCACCACCTCCGAAACCAGCAACAGTTGAAGTATTAATAAAATAAGAATTACCACCTGGATTTGTACTACCACTAGTACCTACAGCAGTAACTGTAGCACCACCAGCACCAACAACAACTGTATAAGAAGTACCTGGAACTACAGGAATAAGATTCTTCCAGCCAAGACCGCCACCTGCTCCGCCTGTAGAACCAAAAGCAACAGAACCACCTTGGTAAGCACGACCACCTCCGCCACCACCTACACAAACAGCATTTACATAGTAAACACCTGTGGGGGCGACCCAAGAATAGGTACCGGGCACTACATAGCTAGCTTCACCATATTCTGAGGTAGGATTCTCAGTCACAGCATAAGTAGAAACTTGTTCCCAACGACTGTATTCGGGAAGGTAAACTTCATAAGCACGAAGAGTAGTGTTGTAGTAAACGTAAGGTTTAGTTACTGTTGGACGTTGAGCAGAAGTACCTGAGACAAAGTTTCTAAAGTCAAAAACCCACTTAGTCCCGTCCCAAGTATAAACCTTAAGACCTACGGTGAAGGTTTGACCAACAGTAGGACTATCAGGAAAGTTGATTGCCATTTGTTGACTCCTGTAGTGTAGGCCATTGCACAAAGAATGGATCTAGATTGTTAACGTTATTGTAAATGTCACGAAGTGCTTGTCTGTATTCAATATAGCTAAGAGGTAGTTCTTCAGCTAGTGTAGTTCCGTTCAATACAGTTGCTTCTACTGCTTTTACGACTTTATAGTCTGTTTCAGCTAGTTTTTGTTTGCAAGTTTCTTTTACTTGATTCCACTTAACGAAAACTTCTTCTTCATTTGGATCACGAACGATCCAGTCTGTTAGTCCCCATTCTACTACTTTAGGATAGACGTATTCAGGGTAAGGAGGAGCTATTAACCAACCAGTTTGTTCTAGTTGTTCTTCTGTAGGATTAGTAATTGTCAGACCGTCTTCTAAACGAAGTCTAAAAGGTTTAACTGTTGGAGGGAAACCTAGTTTATAATATAACATAATAACTCCTTATGTTTCTGCAACATTAAACTGATACAGTATGTCGCTAATACCATCTACAAT